TGAACCTTGATATCCATAGAGGTGTAGTACTAGAACCTTGAGCATTCTTAATAATAGTAGAGAAATCATCAAACAAATCTTTCTGTTCTGGGAATAATTTCTTCAGTGTTTTAACTCCTTCAGAATTTAATAAAAACTTTTCTAGTCTCTGACCTTCACCAGATAATAAGTCACCTTTAATTACATTGATTACATCTTTTCTGGTTTGTCCTACAAGTGCAGGATTATCTGAGAACTTACCTAATTCAGAAAAAATATTCATCAAGTTCTTAAAATTAACACCTGATGACTTAGGATTAGTAGTAAGTTGATTCATAGTAGTGATAATTTTTTGGTCATCACCTAGTCTTTTTAATAATGTAGAAGAGTCCTTTTTAAAATTTAGCCATTTAGAATAGTCAGCATCTAATTTTAGAGCTTCTAGATTATTACTCTTTTTAGCAGCATCTTTCCAAGCATTACTAACAATATCGTTTAATCTTTGTGCTTTATCTTCATCAAAATTTTTAAACTCACCTTTTCCAAAATAAGATTGATACACCTGTTTATTTATATTTTGTTTAATCCTTTTTAAACCTCTTGTAGGACTTGTATTTCCTTTAGCTACATCATCTAAGACTTGCCTAACAGATAAAATATCTCCACCTTCAGAGACTAATTCTTGTGCTACTTTGTTTACATCATCTATAGTTAGTTTTGAAAAATTTACTTTCTTATAAGCATCTTCAAAACCTTTCTTAACTTTATCAAAAGAAGAATTAAAGATATCATAGATAGAATTAACAGGTCCCTCAGTATATAAGTCACTATCTCTAGCGCCTATCTTTTCAGCAGCCTCTTTAAGCGTAGATTTCCTCGCAACATCAGCACCACCTAAAGTTCTTACAAAACCTTCTTTAGCCTTTTGTTCAGTTTGACCTGTTGCAATATTCTTAGCTACATTATAAGCACCTTCTGCTGTCTTACCTACAAACTTAGCCCCTGCAGGAAATAAAGGACCTAGTGCAGCACCAGTTTTAGCACTCTCACCTACTTTACCCCAATCATAATTAACTCTCTTCTCTAAATCTTTTTCTACTGCTTGCTTTTCTGTCTCAGCTACAGCAGCCCACGTAGCACCTACACTAGCAGGGAATAGTAATTTTTCAAACGCTTTCTTAAAAATACCTTTAGTAGCGGACTTAGTAAGAAGTTTAGTCAATACACCATAACCTCCAGCCCAGTTAGTTGGGTCTAAAGTTATTGCTTTTCCTACACCTTTAAACTGCTCCCAAAAAGACCTAGAACCTTCACCGAATGCTTGTGTCCTATCATAAATATCATATAGACGCAACATCCTTTGTTTTTGTTCTTTGTCCATATCTTCAAAATAATCAGTAGCGATAGCAGTACCAGTAGCAGTGAGGTTATTGTCTACCCAATTCCAATACTCAAATTCGCCTTCAAGAAGACTATTGACATCACCAGTAAATTCTTTCCCTTCTCTATCTTTATATGCAGCTTTCATATCTTCTACATACTTCTTATTATTTACTAGGTCATCAAAGACTAATTCTTTACTGAATGTCTTGTTAAATAAGTTATTTATTTGTTCTTGAGTAGGAGGAGCATCACCGCTAATAATCATCTCTCTCCCATACCTAGGGTCTGTTATACGATATTTAGCCATTATTACAAGACCTCCTCTATTACGAAACCATCAACCTTTTGTCCTACACTTTCATCAGAACTATAAGAATCTTTAGTCTCTCTTAGTCCCTTAGCTTTATCTAAATACTTCTTGAAGTCAATTCCGTTAGTTTTATTCCATTCTGCTATATGAGCATTCCAACGAGACATATCTGGAATAAAATTATATATTCCTAAGTCAGCTGCTTTTTGTCTTTCTTCTCTTTCCCATTTATCAAATTCAGCCTTATATGCCTGTTCATACCTAGCAGTCTCTCTAATGGCTTGTAATACTAACCTATTACCTGCAGCAGTCTGTGATAAGTTTGGAGTAGCTGCAATGAATAAATTCATCTCTGCTTCAGAAATAGCACCTTTAGTTTTCTTAACCCATTCCATAACCAAAGTTAAGTTATTAGTAATAAACTGTTGTGCTTGTGCCGCACTACTAGCTGCATTTTTATTACCTAAAACAGCACCTAACTTGTTCCAGTAATTAATTAAATCACCACCAGGTCCAAAGTAGACATCACCTCCCTCAAGAATCTGTAAGTTTTGGTCTGCTACTGCTCCTCTACCTACAGCATCTCTAGCTCTTTCATTGATAAATTTTCTCTCATCTCCAAAAGCTTTTGCTCTATCTTTAGTATATTGAATAGCACCTTCTTCTTGTTCACCTGGTCGTTTATAGTCTGTCGCTAGTTTACTAGCTTTCTTAAAACATTCAGGATTATAATTAGCATCTCCAGGCTTAGCTAAAATATCACACCCTAAACCAGTAATACCAAATTCTCTGATAGTCTTAATTGCAGTGCTTAATTCACTGTCCTTACCTTTTAACTCTGACTCAACTAAAGGTTTTATTTCTTTAATCCATTGAAATGCGGACTTAGGGTCAATCTTATACATCTGATTAAATGCACCTCTTATTGAATCCTCATTACCAAAATCTACATTCTGTCCTAGTCGTTGTAGCTGTGTAGTAGGAGAGACATAACCAAACTGCTCTTCTAAGAATGGGTCAAAAGTACTTCTCTTGAACTCGTCTATTCCTTTCTCCATTTCAGCACGAGTTCTTAAGAACTGAGGTGTCTCTTGCATCTTAATGTCTTCAGGTGTTATCTCATTACCGAATAACAAACCTTGATATGTTGGTGTAGCCATTTCTTTAACCTCTTAGTAATCTACTTAATGCTGCCTCATAAGGATTATATGAAGAATAAGCAACATTTAACTTAGCAGAAGGTCTTTCAGTCAATAAACCAAATTGTTTACCTGCTAATTGTGCTTCTCTATCTAATCCTGCTAATACAGATTCAGTTGCATCACGACCTAAAGTTGAATATAAGTCAGCTAATGCTTGGTTATATTTCTGTGTCTCAACTTTACTCATAGGCATACCTCTTTTTCTCTGCCCATATAATCTCTTAAAACCTGCTTGGTCTATTGAAGGTTGTAATTCTTTCATTCTTCTTGACTTCTCTCTAGCAGTCTCTCTAGCTATTCTTGCTGGGTCATATATTTGTTCTAACCTCTGACCATAATCTTGATAAGGTTTATCTCTTTTCTTTAGTTCTTCTAAGTACCTATCAAATTGTCTTTCCTGTAAACCACCTCTAAGTAATTCTCTTGTTAATGGAATACCTTTAGAAAAATCTATGTTTGTACCTAATAATCCAGATAAAAATCCACTATCACCCATACCTACATCTTTATTTAACATAGCAGCATAATCATCGACAGAAGATAGATAATCAGCACCACCAGAAATAATATTTCCGAAATAATCAGTATCTACTCCAGTGTTAGTAAACAAACCTTTTCCTAAATCAAATAAGTCTAATTCATCAAGATTAGATGTAATAGTAGGAACAGGACTGCTACCACCAAAAAGACCTCCAACGAAATCTCCTACTCCTCCGAAGAAATCTCCGACTCCTCCTAGGTCAATATTATCTACAAAACCAGTTATATCTTCCCACCAGCTCATTTCTTTTCTCCTTTACTTAGAAACTTAGTACTTAATTCTCTTACCATCATTTTATAGTCCTTCAGTGCTTTCTCACTGTCTTTATCTTCAACAATCAAATCATATATTGGTTTAAGGTGCATATCCCAAATCCAACTATAGATGTTCTTAGAGTTCTCTTTCTTATTAATTTCAGATACAATCTTAGGTGCAGTTGCTCTATAACGACCAAAAGATGCAGTAAATGTAGGTAAGACAGTAAACATATAATCTCTCCAATCTTCAAATACTTTCAATCCTTTTTCACCTAATGCCTGAGTAGCTGCAGTAGCAATATAAGAACCACCACCGCTGTCACCACCTCCAGAATCACCACCACCTGAATCCTCAACTCCTACTGAGTCATCACCTACATCATAGGAACCATAACCTGAATCATCAAAACCTCCAAAGTCTGAATCTCCATAATCATTAAAACCCATATCTTGTTCTGCCAACATCTGTGTCTGTTCAGAACCAATATCTGTTCCATATGCTGTTGCCGTCGCATCTGAATAGAAACCTGCTTCTTCTTGTGGACTAGACCAAAAATCTAATTCTTGTTGAATTAACATATCTCTCTGTTCTGATGGAGATATACCAAAAACATTACCTACTGCAGTTCCAGGTCCTACATATGAATCCATAAATTCAGGTGTATAATAATCAGAACCAAAGAAATTACTGACACCATTTACTATATTTGCAAAAGGATTTATACCTAAACTATATTTACTAGCAGCTGTTAATAATCCACCAAAAGGTACCGCTCCTATAAGTGCTTGTTGCCAAGGACCCATATTCATAATATCTTGTGCTTGGTACCAATCTCCATATTCTCCATATTGAGCGTATGGGTCAGTAAACATTCCATAGTCACCTGAATCTCCACCTGTGCTACTAGTTAATAGACTAGGTTGTGTAGGGTCGTAAGGTGTTCCAGGAATAGGAGAAATAGGGGAAGGTGAAATAGGAGATATAGGTGAAATTGGTTGTCCATAATCACCACCCATACCTGTAGAAGTACCACCACCACCAGATAATGCCCTAGCTAATTGGTCTAAAGGATTATCCGATACACCTTGACCACTTAAGTTAGAAGTACCACCAGTAGGTTGATAAATCTTACTTATTTGAGGATTTGCGAACTCTTCAGCTAAAGCAAAATTAGTAGGCATTTAGTTCTCCTTCTATGCAAATGTAGCGTTCTTAGTTGTACAGAACATTGTAGTTCCATTAGATACACAATCTAGTAATGTGTAACCACCTTGATTTATAGTAATAGTTCCAGATTCACCTACGAATAAGAAATTACTAGAAAAACTCATAGAGTTACTGTCTGGATTGTCGATTAAAAATTTAGCTACTACACCAGCAGTTTGGTTAGATACATCTAATTGATAACCATCTGAAGTAGCTGTGATTAAGAATACATTAGTATTAAGTAAATTTGCAGTTTGGTCAGCAGTCATAGATATTTCTTCTGCTTGTGTAGGATGTGCCTTAGTATAAGTTTGAGCAGCACCTAATGTTGCGATAGTTTCACCATCTACTGTAGCATTTTCACCACTGACAGTTAAGTCATTACAAGTGAAGTTCTCAGCTGCGTCACCATTTAAGTCAGCTTTAGAATTGATAGCCGTTCTAGCCGCTACGAATTCAGTATTGAAGTCTGCACCAGAAATTACTTTTGCTGGGTCTGAATCTGGTAGTGCATCCTTACCAGCCCAATTAACTTGTATAGTATAATTTGACATTAGTACATTTTCCCTTGTTTATAAAATAATGTTAATGATTGTAGTGCAGTTCTATATCCATTAGTTACACCATCCATCTCAAATCTAAGATATTTAGCATCACCTTGTAGTTGAACACCTACTTCTTTTAATCCGTGTATAGGAGCCCATTTAGCTGCACCAAACAATGCTGCACTCTCTCCCCATTTATATGGAGTCCCACTTAAATTAGGATTAACTTTAAATGTCTGTTGAGTAGAGGGAGAAAGTTCAAAGTCTTTAAATGCTTTAATACCTACATCAGTACCACTACCACCAGATACTACTAAAATTAATTTCTTTAAAATTGAAGATAAGAAACCTTTACCTAGGTCTAACCATACTGTAGAGAATGAGCCTGTAAAAGGTGTATTGGTATATGAGGTCCCATCATAAGTAACTTCATAATACCCATCATATACACATATGTTACCAGATTCTTCACCAAAAAGCAACCCTTGAGTAGTAGAATATGCTAAAGAAATTGGTTCTCTATCTCCATCGAAGTTCCATTTAGTTACTCTAGGAGTATTCTTAGGTGTCATATAAGTCAAATCAAACACATAAGTAACATTTAAGTCTGTGAATGATAAGATATATAAACCTTCATTTAGTACATAGACTGACTTAACATTCTGTGTATTTTGTGTATGAGCGATAATCTCATCTTTAATTGTACTAGATATCTCTCTTAAAGGTAATTTATCGAATACTGCAGTTCTACTTAATGAACGAACACCTGTATCAGACAAAAAGTAGATATCGTCGCCGATAGCCTGTATGGAATCTCTAAATACTGCACCCATACCTCTAACTACTTCATCTAATCCCATTACTGTGATATCATCAGGATTCTTATAGATAGCTATATTCTGTCTACCGAAGATAACTAATTTACCTGCAAAAGATTGTATGGCGACTATCTCATCATTACCCCATACATATTTTAAGTCTATCTGTCCTGCATCACCATTATTGAATGCTACTGGGTCTTCAAATTTAGAGTAGTATAAGACATTATTACTCTCACTTACTCCTCCTACCCATAATCTACCAAAAGCTCCTAAAGCACAAGAAGGGTCAAAGACAGCTACACCCGCTGGAGCAGAATAACCTGCGTCATTAGTCATAAAGTCCCAAGTACTTGAAGTTAATATTAGAGGACCTTCACCTGTCTGTACTGCAACTAACCCCGCTTCTATTTCAGTAAAATGCCAATCGTCATCACTAGCAGTAGTATCAAAAGAATTAATGAAAGCATTGTCTGGGTCAGATAAGTCAATTTCATACATATATTGACCAGCTGCACCATAGATAGTTCCTGTAGCAGCATCTTCATATAATGCACCTATGTGATTACCATTACTCTCTGCATCAGTCTTTTGATATAGACCTTTACGGAATGTAATACGACCACCTTCTGTATAGACTATATTATCTGCTTTAATTAACCATTTAGAATCTAATGCAGTAGGATGTGTCTGTGTATCTAAACCATAGACACCTATAGTGTCTAATACTTCAGCCTTTAATGCCTTACCTTGTAACATAGTACCAGTCTCTTTCATATTCAAAGTTACCAGCATCTAACTGCACTGCTTGTGCTAAAGAAGATTGAGCTTCTGCAGCTACAGCACTATACTGTGTACCACCATCTTCACCCCTCTCTGCTATTGCTCTTGCCCAAGCACCTAAGATAACAGGTTGTGAAGGAATTCTTAATACTTGACTAGCTTCTTTCAAATCATTCTGTGCTCCTACTAGATTTACTGCAATATATTGATTAGCGACAGTAGAATCAGGGATAGGATAAAAATCGATATTAAAATCAGGTTCTCTACCTAGTGCAGCTTGTGAGATACCATTGAAAGCATAATATAGAGGTTCACCATTCTGTTCATTTGCTAGAGGAAATACTTGTTCATTTAACCAATCATTTTTGACTTGTTTTAAGACTCTGCCTGTATTCTTATTGATTACATCTAGAACTTTAAATGAGACACCAGAACCTCTAATAGCATCACCTAATGTATATTGCATATTACCGTCTCTAAGACGAACATTAAATGTCTCTCTGAGTGCATTCCAATCGTGATATGACTCACAATTCTTCTTAGAATCATTAACTAATTCACCTATAAGTTTTTGATAAGGTGTTACTGTAGAATCATTGATATCACCAGACCAATCAGAAGCAATAGTATCTTCTCTTAGTCTCAGTAATACACTATTGATTAATTCTCTATAAGTCACTATTTTCTCCTTTTACTAGCTAAGTAACCTGCGTATGCTTTATTAGCTGCCATCTTAGTCTTATATATACACTTACCTGTTTTACCTATCTTATAACCTTTAGGACATTTATATACTGGCATTACAGACTTAACGGG